GAACCGCGAAAGCATCAGCTGATTCAAGTTGATGCAAATGGCCGTGCCAAAATTATCAAAGATCAGCCGGCTTAAACTGTTAGCAAAAGGCGGCTACAGCATTGGTCTATCAATCAACTGCACGGAACACAACTAGAACGTCAAAGGTCGTAAATGTCTATGACCCAAATCAGGCATGGATTGATCAGGAACCACACTGGGAGCTGATCGAATGCTTGCTGACGGGCACCTATGGCATCAGGAAGGAGGGCCGTAAGTATCTCCCGCAGGAACCGCGTGAGCAAGATGATGCCTATCAGAACAGGCTGCTTCGCAGCACGCTGCAGCCGTATTACGTCAGGCTTGAGCGGCTGCTGGCAGGGATGCTTACGCGCAAACCCGTCAAGCTGAATGGCATCTCAGATGGCATTCGTGAGGACTTGTTCGACGTTGACCGGCAAGGCAATGACCTAAACACTTGGGTGTATGAAACAGCCAGAAAGGCAATCCGTTATGGACATGTTGGTGTTTTAGTTGATGCACCGTCAGACGGTAACGGCAGGCCATATTGGTGCGCCTATACGCCAAGGGACATCTTGGGATGGCGCACTGAGATCCAAGACGGCAAGCCACGGCTTGTGCAGCTCAGACTGAAAGAACAGGTCACTGAGCCTGATGGAGAATACGGCGAAAAAATAGTTAATCAGGTAAGAGTATTAACGCCAGGGTATTACGAGTTATTCAGGCAAGATGAGAAAAAAGACTACACATTATTCGAGGAAGGTAAAACAAGCCTGAGTGAAATACCGTTTTCAGTTGTATACAGCAACCGCGTCAATTACTTGCAATCAAAACCGCCGATGGAAGACATTGGTGAATTAAACATCAAGGCGTACCAAGTTCAATCAGATCTTGACAACATCTTGCACGTTGCAGCGGTGCCGATGCTGGCGATTTTCGGGTTTCCGCAATCAGCAGAGGAGATCAGCGCGGGGCCAAATGAAGCGCTTGCGTTACCTGAAGGCGCATCAGCTCAATACATCGAGCCAGGTGGCGCAAGCTTTAACGCATTGTTTCAGCGGTTGGATCAGATCGAAAAGCAGATCAATGAGCTGGGCTTGGCCAGTGTGCTGGGCCAAAAGCTTTCAGCTGAGACAGCCGAGTCAAAGCGCATTGACCGCAGCCAAGGCGACTCAACGATGATGGTGATTGCCCAAAATATGCAGGACATGATTGACAATTGCCTGCGGTTTCATGCTGACTATTTAGGCGACGCATCACCCGGCAGCGCATTGATCAACCGTGATTTCATGGGCTCCCGCATGGACCCTGGCGAAATCAAAGCGCTGCTTGAGCTTTACCTGGCCGGCACTATCACCCAATCGACGATGCTGACGCAACTTGAGGCAGGGGAAGTGCTCGGTGATGACTTTGACCTTGAGGAGGAGCTTGAGGCAACGGCTGCCGGTGGCCTGCAGGAATGAGCACACCGTCCGAGTTTTATCGGCACGCTGTTGACCTAAACAGGTTCAGCAATGCCGAGGCGAAGCAGATCGCGATCGCTTACAACCGTCTGATTTTGCAGGCCGTCGCCGACCTGCAAATTTTGGTCGAGGATGAACGAGCATTTGACCGTCAAACCAGGCTGAGAGAGATCGTCCGGCAGCTACGGGCAAGCCTCGATAACTGGGCCGGCGAAAGCTCGGCATTGCTGGCGGGGGAGCTGCAGGGCCTAGCCACATTTGAGGAGCAGTTCATCAGGGCGCAGCTGCTGGAGATGGTGCCAGAACGGATGATCGAACAGGTCAGGTCGTTGCAGATCGATCCAGGCTTTGCCCGTGCTGTCGTGATGACAGATCCAATCGAGATCGGCCTGAATGTTCTGTCTGATGACTTACTACAAGCAGTGGGACCATCACCGGCAACATTCAGGCTTACAGCAACGCAGGGCGCTCAAATCACGCTGCCTAACGGCTCAACCGTATCGAAAGCTTTTAGGGGCATCGCTGAGTCTCAAGCTGAGCTGTTTACCAAAACGGTTCAGTCTGGGTTCCTAGCGGGTGACTCAGGGCCTCGAATGGCAAGGCGCCTAAAGGGGCGTTTGCAATTTGCTGATTTCGGGCCGCTATCAGTGCGACAACTAGCGCAGGCAGGGGGGCAGCTCACAGCAGTGGCGAATCATCAGGTAAATACGTTGGTGAGAACTAGCGTCAATCAAGTAGCAAATGCGATCAGCCAGGCCACCTATAAGGCCAACGCTGAAATCACCGAGAAATACAAATACGTTGCGACGCTGGATTCACGAACCTCCGCACGCTGTAGGGCATTGGATCAGCAAGTGTTCGACTACGGCAAGGGACCAACACCCCCGCAACATTTCAACTGCAGGTCAACGACAGTCCCAGAGATCGATTATGCAGCGCTCGGGATGCCTGAACCGCCACCTAGCGCAATACGCAGGCCGGGCATTATTTCAGGGCCGATGAGCAAAGCAGCCAAAACGCGAACGGTGCCGGCAAATCAGTCTTATGGGGAATGGTTGCAGGAGCAGGGCGATAACGTGAAACGCGACGTTTTGGGGCCGAGCAGGATCCCTTATTGGAATAAGCTCGTAAAGAAATATGGGCCAGAAGATGCGATCCGTAAGTTTGTAGCGAATGATGGCTCAGAATTGACGTTGAAGCAGCTAAAGGCAAGGTACGGGCAGCCGTAGAATCAAGGCAGCAGCAACCAAGCGCATGAAATATTGCGGGGCGAAGAAACCAAAAGGCACCAAAAAAGGAGGCAAGAAAAAGTGAAAAAAGGGCAGCGGGTTAGCTGGGTGTACCAAGGCAAACGGACCTACGGGACCGTTACCGCAATGGGCGGGGTCAGGGCAGCGATCAAAAGCCCTAAAGGTGGAAACATCGTCAGGGTTGGCACTGCTGATGATCCAGTTGTAAAGATCAAATCAGAGTCAACAGGCAACCCAGTCCTGAAGCGCAGGTCACAGTTGAAAGCAGCACCTAAGAGGAAGTGAGCATCAAGCGCGGCGGCCATACGTTCGACGGTTACAACAAGCCGATCAGAACGCCAAGCCATTCGAGCGGCAAGTCTCACGCTGTCGTGGTGAAGGTTGCCGGCAAACCCAAGCTGATTCGTTTCGGGATGCAGGGCGCAAAGCCAAAGCCACCCCGAAAAGGTGAATCAGCAGCTGATAAGGCAAAACGCTCATCATTCAAAGCGCGACACGCCAAAAACATCGCTAAAGGCAAAACCTCTGCAGCCTATTGGGCGGATAAAGTAAAGTGGTGAGGCAAATAAGCCTTACGGGTTTCACATGACCGACGAGATTACGTCTCAAGAGCAAGAACAACCAACAGCCGATGTCGAAGCGCTAAAGAAAAGCGTTGAAGCGTTAGAACGAAAGAATTATGAGCTGATCGGCAAGCTGAACAAAGCAAAAGCTGCTGACGTTGATGTTCAGGCCCTAATTGATTTCAAGGCTAATGCCGAGCAACAGCAACTTGAAAGCAAAGGTCAATACGCTGAGGCCAAAGCCGCGCTTGAGTCGCAATTCAGGGAATCAGCCACTGAAAAAGACAAGCAGATTCAGGAGCTGACCGATCGAGTACAAGAGCTTGAGTTGATGGCGCCGGCAGTCAGCGCATTGTCTGATGTGGTGCATGACCCTCAACTGGTGCTTAACACCCAGCTAAAGCGGGACCAAATTCAACGGGAGCCAGATGGCACCGTTGTGGTGGTTGATGGCTACGAGCGCACCCCAGTGGGGGAATGGGCAAAGGCCAAAACACCGGCATGGATGCAAAAAGCACCAAAGCCGCAGGGCAGCGGCGCTCCATCGTCAAGGGCTAGCGGTGAGATCACACCGGGCACAAAGAACCCGTTTACCGCTGAAAATTTCAACCTCACAGAGCAGTCACGACTCTATAAAACAGATCGAGATTTGTACGACCGGCTTAAAAATGCAGCAAACCGCTAATATGTAGCGAAGGTGAAGCTACGCAGAACCGCAAGGGTTACGCCCGAAAGATAAACAACCATTTTTTAGGAGGTTAGTCATGGCGGTTCTGCGCTCTGACATCATTATTCCGGAGATTTTCACTCCATACTTAATTGAAGAATCCACACGCCGTGATTCTTTTTTGCAAAGCGGTGTTGTGCAACCATTGGCGCAGCTTAATGCGTCTGAGGATGGTGGCGATTTCGTCAATATCCCGTTCTACAACGCAAATTTGGCGGGTGACTTTGAAGTTCTGTCTGACAGCTCTTCGCTGACTCCAGGCAAGATCACAGCTGACAAGCAAGTAGGCGTGGTGCTCCATAGAGGGCGTGCGTTTGAATCACGCGACCTTGCTGCCCTTGCAGCTGGTTCTGACCCGATGGCAGCTATTGGCCAGAAGATGGCTAACTATGTGAACCATCAGCGTCAAAAGGACTTGCTTGCATGTCTTGATGGTGTGTTTGGCTCGGTCAATAACACTTCATCTGCGGCTGCATTTTTTGATCTAACGATCGACGGTGAATCTGGCGACACTCCAACATCGCTCAGCCCCCGTCAGGTTTCGCAGGCCCGTGCATTGCTCGGCGATCAAGGCGAAAAGCTGAATACGATCTGTATGCACTCAAAAACCTACTACGAGTTGGTTGAGCGTCGTGCTGTGGATTACGTCAAGGCAACAGATGTGGCCGGCGGTGATGCAACTGCATCCGGCGGGTCAATCGCTAATGCTTACGGTGACGTGACGGTTCCCACTTACTTGGGAATGCGCGTGATCGTTTCAGACGATGTGAGCACAGTTGGATCTGGCGCATCGACTGAGTATGCCGTTTACATGTTCTCGCAGGGCAGTGTTGGCAGCGGCGAACAGGCTGGCATTCAGACCGAAACTGATCGTGACATCTTGCAAAAGTCCGATGCAATGTCACTTGACCTTCACTACGTTTACCACCCGGTGGGCGCAAAGTGGGCCGTGACTGATGCAAACCCAAACCGGACTCAGTTGGCAACTGCTTCTAACTGGACCAAAGTGTACGAAACCAAGAATATTGGAATCGTTCGCGCCACCGTCGTCTCTTCAATGGATTAATTAATCATGGCCAGTATCTTTGAAACATCCGCCGGCAAAGCCATCGGCTACGTTTCCGGCGGGGCTGTAACCCAGCTCACCAGCAAGGCAACAGGCGTAACAGTGAATGCTCCATCAGGAGCTGTCACGACCCATGACGCATCATTGGCAGGCAACGCCGAGGTGACTTTTACCGTCACCAACAGTTCTGTTACCGCTAATGACGTGGTTTTGGTCAGCGTCCAGTCTGGCGCAAGCACTGGGCTCTACCTGGCGTTTGTGTCGGCTACTGCTGCAGGAAGTTTTGATGTCACACTGTCAAACCTCGGTTCTACCGCTGGTGAGGTTGTCGTCGTGAACTTTGCAGTAATGAAAGCCGCAGCCGCGTAATTATGGGGCTTTACGCTTTTAGAAGGGCGAAGGAGCAGGGAGCAGCAGCAGCCACCGCCAAGGCTGCCGCTGCTCCGGCACCGGAGGAGACCAGCAAAAAGGAATCGACTGATGGCAGTAGAAATCGTCGCAACAGCAGGAGCCGCAAACGCAAATTCTTACCTGACGCTGACTGACGCTGATGCGTTAGTTGATGCAATGGTATTGAGTTCTGATGCCTCGAAATGGGGCACAGGAAACACTGATTCACGGAATCGAGCGCTCACAGCGGCAACGCAGCGTCTTGACCGTGAGCGGTTCCTAGGGGCTCGCGCAACCGACACGCAGTCGTTGCAGTGGCCGCGAACAGGGGTGAGGAAGCCTGACACATATTCGAGCCGATATTCAACCGGCTTTCCGTTCACGATTACTGCTGACTATTACACAGACACCGAGATTCCAGATCAGATTCAGAGGGCTCAAATTGAGTTAGCGGTTTATCTGCACAACAACAAGGACGGCATTGGCCTAAGTGGGCTTGAGGATTACAAGAGCGTGTCAATCGGCAGCATCAGCATCACGCCAAACCTGACATCAGGCGCGGTTGGAGCTGACCGGGTGCCGCCAATGTATGAAAGGTTGCTGACGGGCCTTAGAATTAGTGGACCAGGCAACATTGCAATTAGACGGAGCTGACGATGATTGTTGATTTTGGGCCTGGCGCTGAATTCATTTCTGATGGGTTGGCTCATGCGGGACGGTTTAAGGCGCTGTACTTCAAAGAGCAGACTGTAATCAGCGCGATTGCCGCAGAGAATTACACCGGCAACACGTTGGCCGGAGAGACATTCCCTGCTGACTCGATGATCTACGGGATTTTCACTAGCGTCACGCTGACCAGTGGCGCTTGCATCGCGTACCGTATCTGATGGCTTTAGCTGACTCTCTGCAAAAAGCAGCCCAAAGCGCGACAAAGAAGCTGGGCGGTGAAGTCACGGTTCAGACCGTATCTGGCGGCGTTTACGACACGGCAACGGGGCAGGTCAGCGAAAGCATTAGCAGCAATGAAATCAACGGGGTGCTGCAGGGCGTTTCAGCTAGAGAGGTAAATGAGCTGATCCAATCTGGCGACAAGCGCTTGATCATTGCAGCAGCAGACGCGGCAGCTGTGCCGACGACGCAAGACCGCGTTTTGATTTCTGGCGTTTCGCATGAAGTGATTAGGATCGACACCATCGAACAAGACAATCAGCCGATCACCTACGAGCTAATTTTGAGGGCATAGCAATGGCACGGCAGATTGATCTAGGCGACATCTCGAAGCTTGCAGAAGATGAGCTTGAGGAGCTGGTCGTTTTTGCGGCGAAGGAGTGGGAAGGCCAGGTAAAAGAAAAGACGCCAGTTGATACGGGCATCCTCAAGGGCAAGTGGCGTCAGGTGCCGATCAGTAAAACACGAATTGAGATTCACGCTAATTCGGATTATGCGGAACCAGTTGTTTACGGGGATAACCTGCCACGATCGTGGGGTGGCATTTACCGAACAAGGCAGAACCCGCCGACAATCCCCGGCTACCCAGATATTTTGGCCAAAGAGATCGCGGCATTCCAGATCCCGGCCAAAATTGAACTCATAAGGCGGAGAAATCGCTAATGGCTGCTGTTAATCTCAATACCGTAAGAGCGACGGTCGAGGGGCGTCTTGCCGCTGAGCTGGTTCTTTCCCCAGCGATCCCGATAGTCTTTCACAACATGCCAAACGAGCCGGCACCCCGATCATCTTGGGTTCAATGCCTTGTGCAGTTTGGCCGAAACGAATATCTAAGCCAGGGCCTGACAGCACAGGGAAGCACTAAGGTCGTTGGCGTTTTGCTGTGCAACATCTTCACCCCCAAAGGCGTTGGGCCTGGCGCTAATTATGCGATTGGGAAACGCATTCGAGACCTCTACAATAGGGCTATAGTTTCTGGCGTTTTTTTCGACGCTGCTGACGGCCCTGCAGTTGTGGATTCTCCTCAACCGGAACCGTTTTTTCAAACAAGGGTTTCCGTGACCTTTGAATTCATTGAGGATCTTTGACCAATGGCAACAATCAGAGGAGAGCAAGGGGCCGTCCAGTTCGATGCTGCCGGCAGCTCCAATGCAACCGTAGTGGGGACTCGCAGCTGGTCGTTGAGCACGACAAAAGCAGTTCTGGATACAACAGTTCAAGGCCAAACGTCTACAACCGTCGTCGGCGGATTGGTAGGCGGATCGGGCTCGGTTGAGCTGGTTTACGATAAAACCGCGACAGGCCAATCTGCATTTATGGCTGAGGCCATTAGGGCAAATGACCCAGCGACGGCAACCTTTGAGCTATTTCTTACAGGGACGACATCAGGATCTGATTCAATCTCCTTTGCCGGTCTGATTGAAAATATGGAGATTGGGTCTACTGTTGGTGATCTGGTAACTGTGAATTGTTCGTTTACCGTCAACGGTGACATGACATCAGACGCATAAAGCTGTATTATTTTATGAATAGTTGGTATTAAATGGCTAGAAACCGCGCTGTCGATTTGCTGGTTGGGGAATTTGATCTCAATCAGCGCCGTAAGTTTGATGTAAAAAATGCAGACGACAAGGTTGTCATCAGCTTGTACTTCAAGCCGATCACAAGAGCTGATCGCAAGAAATCGCAGCAACTGGCCGGCACTGATGAAGCGCTGGATGTGAGCACGCAGATGCTTTGCCAGATGGCAGAACTCGAAGACGGAAGCAAAGCATTTGCCCCGGCTGATGCGCCGAAACTGCAGCGGCAGTTGCCTGAAAGTGTGCTGAACGATCTTGAGCTCTTCTTGTTTGGTATTGGCGAAGAGGCCAGCATTGAAGATGCAAAAAACGACTAACGCAGGATAGTTGGCTCTTTTTTGAGTTTCATCTAGCCTGCGAGTTGGGGATGACCGTGAGTAAATTGAGAACAGAGCTGACTGATGCTGAGCTAGTGCATTTTGCAGCGTATTACGAGCTAAAAGCAGAGAAAGAGCAGGAGGCAATGGACCGCGCCAGAAGGGGAGGCCGATAGAATAGGTGCATGGCTGAATCAATCGTTAAGCTTATTGTTGATGCGACGCAGGGCGTCAGGTCGCTTGGGCGGTTTAAGAAGGCAACGGGGGAAGCGACCAAAAAGGTAGAGCTGTTGCAAAAGGCCGTTAGGGCACAGGCAAGAGCCACAGCATTTGCAAAGAAAAAAGTTGCAGAATTTGGACAAGCTTCCAAGGTCGCTTTTGATAAAGCGCAGAAAGCAGCAAAAAAATATCAATCAACGCTTGGCGGATTAAAAGGCGCGATCCTGTCGCTCGGCGTGGCAGCGCTCACGAAGCGCATGATTGGGCAAGCCGCAAGCTTCCAGCAAACGCAGATACGGCTAAAGGCGCTGTCTGCAGAGTATGGCGAGTTTGGCAAGATTCAACAGCTGGTAAAAGATAACGCCAAGACGTTTAATCTTTCGCAGGCCGAAGCTTCAAACCAATTTTCTGACATTTACGCAAGGCTGAGGCCACTTGGCAAAAGCCTTGACGAAATCCAAACGGTCTACAAAGGTTTCAACGCAACAGCATTGGCAAGCGGCACTAGCGCGGCGGCAGCAAGCGGGGCGTTCCTTCAGTTAAGCCAAGCGCTTGGCAGCGGCAGACTTCAAGGCGATGAGTTCAGAAGCGTCAGCGAGCAAATTCCAGGCATCTTGGGGTTGGTCGCTGATGAAATGGGCGTCACTGTTGGGGAGCTCAAAAAGCTTGGCAGTGAAGGGAAGATTACTTCTGACATTCTTATCAATTCCTTGGCGAAAGGTTTTGAAGAAAACAAGGACAAGATTCAGCAGATTTTGGCTGAATCCCCAGCGGCAAAATTCAAAGAGTTTAGTAATGCAACCAGCGAACTAAGCAATGCAATCGGGACTGAGTTATTGCCAGTTGTGACCCCAGCCGTTCAGGAGCTGACCAAGCTGCTTAAGGCTGCTGGTGATTTGCCAGGGCCAATTAAAACAGCAGGGGCAGCACTTATCGGTTTTTCGGCGGTAGTCCTTGCGCTGGCATCTCCTGTTAGCGCTCTGTTAAAAGGAATTGCAGCATTTGCACCAGCAGCGGCAGGCGCGACAAGCGCGGCAAAGCTTTTGGCAGGTGCGATGGTGATACTTAAGGGGGCAATGCTGGCGCTGCCGTGGGTGGCAGCCGCCGCAGCTGTTGGGGGGCTAATAGCTTTAACCGTAAATTATTACAAAGAGCAATCAGACCTCAATTCATTGCTAAATGGCAGTGAAAAAGAAATTTCAAAATATGAAACTGCAATTAAAAAAACAAATGACAAATTAGCCGAAGCTAAAAGCAAGCTAAATGATATGAAAGGTGCAGGCGTCAGCAATGCCCGTGCCATTCGATCACAAAAACGACGAGTTGACGAACTTAGGAGCGAATTAGAGGGCGTCAAAGGCGTCTACACCGCAAAAGTTCAGGTGCTAATTGACATACAAGAAGCATCAAGAGACATTGCCGGCATTGATTACAAGCCTGATGGGCCAGGCGGGAGGCTGGTGCCAATCGACCCCCCTGAAACGGTTACGCAAGAGCGCGAACGCAAAGCACAGGAACTTAAGGACAGGTTGGTTTCATCAGGCGGCAGCAGCACCGGCAGCACGGCCAAGGCTCCTCAAGACATCTCAAAAGAGATGCAGGCGCTACTGCTTAAAGAACAAGAGCTCAGGTTTTCTAATGACGAGCTAGCCCAAAGCAAAATAAAGAAGGAGATCGAAGTTCAGCGGATACTAGAATCTCAGCTACAGCCACGGGAAAAAAATATCGCATTAATTAAAGCGCAAAATGATGAACTTTTTAGGACTTCAAGCATCTTTAGCGAAAACTTTAAAAAAGCCGCTGAAGCGGACGATCAAATTAAAAAAACTGCGATCAATGCAGTAAAAGCCGCAATCTCTCAGGCAGCAGAAATTGACGCGCAAATTGAAGCGCAAGGCGAAAAGATGAAAGACGTTTATAGAGGCATCGGAG